AGCGCTTCCTGCGCGTCGAGGTAATCAAAAATGCTGCTCGCTGCGTCGGTGAATCCGGTTATGAGGTCTGTCAGCCCCTTCACGATTGGGGTAAAGAAAATGTCGGCAAACCCGCCGAGAGCCTCTTTGAGATCCCCGAAAGCATTCGAAAAGGACTGCATCGCGCCTTCGGTTGTGTTCGCCATTTCGGCTCCGAGCCCCGCGAATTTCTCCTGAAGAAGGTCTACCGCGCCCCCTGCTTTTAGCTGTTCTTCGGTGAGCGACTTGATCTCAGGTACGAGCTCGCCAAGCTCGCCAACCGTGCCCCCAAACGTTTTGTTGAGGTTCCGAAATGCTGAATCGAGGGAAATGTCAAGCGCGGCCGCCGTGTCAACGGTGGCCTGCAAAAGCTCGGTGATCTCACCCTCGGTGCGCCCGGAGGCAGCGGCAATCTTGGCAAACCCGAGTGCTACCTCGTCTCCCATAACTGAGGTCTGCTGTAGCGCCGAGGCAAAGTCCTTGATGGTCTCGACGCTCGCGCGGTCGAGGTACGGGTTGTTTCGCGCGGCGGCGGCAAGCCCGCGCTCTGCGGCTTCCTGCGTTGCATACGCTGAGACAAGGTTTTTCACACCGATGGTCACGCCGGCTATGGCCGCACCATAGATGCCTGCCTTCGACGCAAGCGCCGTCCAGTTGCGTGTACTGCGCTCGGTGAAGCTCTTGCCTTCCTGTTCGAGCTTGCCAAGAGACTGGCGCGCCTCTTTGGAGGCTTTGGATACTGACTGCTCACCGCGTATTCTAACGACGGTGTCTGCGACCCTTGGCATTCTTCGCCGCCCTCTCCATCTTCTCGTTCGTCAGCTCATTCCACCGCGCTTGCACCTGCCGGTAGATGGCAATGTCGAGAAACGGTTGCTCGGCATACGCCCCTGCGTATTTCCAGTGCCGAAACGTCCCGTCCCCGTCAAGCAACAGCACCGCCTCGTCTACCCACGGGCCCCACCGCTGCATCAGCTCCCATGGGTTTGATCCGTCTGGGAGGTCGGGGCCGTCGGGCTCGAACTTTGATCGGTTGAACTTCCACTCTGTGACATCCCGGACTTCTGTGACCTCCCGCTTGCTAAAGGGCGATTCCACCTCCGCACAATGTCGACGATCTCCCCTGCTACATCTGGAAAGTCGAGAAAGTCTCGTACCTCCTCTTCTGTGATTTCGACCACCTTTCCGTCTTCATCTTCGAGGTTCCACTCGGCTACTCCGTGTAGTATTTGTAGCGTGATAAGCTCGGCCTGGTTTTGCGGTGCGGTGCCCGAAATCAGCGTTGCAAGCTCTTCCGCAGTGAGGAGCTTCATGACCTCCTCGTCATTCACCGACTCACCACTCGCATACGCCTCACGGAGCTTCTCCATCACACCTTGCTTTTTTGCGAGGAGTGCCAGCCCCTCGGTGCCAAGTGCGCTGCGTACCTCATGCTCTTTCGCACGTATCTGATCCGTGGCGTCGATTGACCATTTGCGCGGCTTTATCCAGTAGTGCAGCTCTTCCGTTTCCGCGTCCGGCAGGGTCGTGAGATACTCTTTCGGTCCTACAAGCGTTCGCCGCGCCTCAGCTTTCCATCCCATATGCCCCTCTCCTAGTTGTAGACAGCCGAGTCGTCCGTAAGCATCACAATGCGAACAGCCGGGTCATAGAGCGTAGAGGTTTTTACCGCGCGCCATGTGAGGCTCGCATCAATCTGATCGCCATTCTCCGTTGCCTGATAGTCAGACAGCTGCACCGCCGGCAGCTCAATGAGCAGCAGACCCTGAATGTTGGTGGCGATGTTCGAATTGGTGGCAAATGACAGAGTCATACTCACCACGCTATCGTCAAACACGTTGCTGCGGAGCGCGTAGACGTTCGAGTCGTAGCGTATCTGCAAGTCACCCGAGCAGTCGAACTTGCCCTTCTCATGGTATTGCCGGTAGAGGCTTCCCATTCCGTAGCCCTCAGTGTTTGGGTTGTTGCCGAAATTCATGTTGATGTTGCGGAGGTAGCTGAAATCGGTAGCCCCGATGGAGAAATCGCCCTTCTGGAACAGGTAGGGGCCGTAGCTTTCAAGCTCATCACCTGAGTACGCGGTCTCCCCCGTAGACTCCTCCATTCCCAATACTTCGAAGTCCATCTCCACAAGCGCCTTGAGTGCAGCCGACAGCGAGGCTGAGGCCACGACACATCCGTCATACAGGAAGTTGTCGTGCATGTTATCGACCTGCACCGAGTATGAGGAACGCTCGGTTGAGTCCAACACCACCTGCCACTCGTGTTTGTATATCCCGCTCGACGCCGAAGTGAACCACACATAGACCCACTTGTTCTTTGCCTGAGCCTGTGTAATATCGATGATCTCTGCCGCGTCGGTATCGGTTGCACCAAACACCGTCTCCGCCTCGTAGTCGTCATAGCCGTTTATGGTCGACACGAGCTCGCCCACCGTGTCGGTTGAGGCTGCCGTGAGGTCGATATCCCCGGATGTGCCAAAGTTTGTATCGCCACTCTCAGACCCGTAGTCACCTACCTCAGAGGTGAGCGTGTCTCCGGTTGTGTCCGCGCTGATCTTTGCGCTGGACTCACTGCCGGAGTAGCGAATACGGATGCATGCAGCGATCTGGTCAGGCGATGCCTGTTCGTCCCCGAACAACGAATTGAACAGCATTCCGAGCCCAGCAGCTGGACGCGGCGTTACCGGAATGGTGCCAGCCACATCGTAGGCCACCGAGAACTCCCCAGCGTCCATGTTTCGCCCGACGATGGCCGGGTCCAGCTCTTTTTGCGCGGTCTTTGTAAGCCCCGGCATTCCCCGAATGGGAATGACCGCCGTGCGGCTCACTGCTGTGCCCTGCGTCGTCTCTGCGCCGCCGATGGACACCTCTATATTTCTGATACTTGCCATGGTAGCCCCTCCCTGCTACGTAAGTTGCGTTTCGACAGTCGCCCGCATTGTGAGGATCGCAAGCCCCACGTTTTTCGCCTGCGGGTCACCGTATATCGGCTCAACATCGTCAACCTCAGCCCCGAGGCATGTCCCGCCCAACGTCGAATCTGCCATGACGAGCTTTACAGCCGCGTCGATGTAGTGCCACAGTTTCTCGACAAGCGTTGCCGGCTTTGCATCGGTAACTGCGATGCCGAGATATATTTCCAGTTCCGCCTCGTAGCCGTAGTTTCCCGAGAAATACGGATACACTGGTCCCGGAACGAACATCACAGCCGGGTATTTCGACAGGCCAAACGCGTTCCGCTCTCCCATCACCGACTCAGGCGCGGTAAGCCCCTGGCCGAACTGCTGCACATAGGTCTCCAAATTGGAGTCGATGTAGCTCTTGATGGCCAACACCGCTGTGTAATTGGGCCCGTTCGATGCCATCAGCTCTGCTCCCGAAACCGCCGCCTGATTTCGCGGTTTATGACGTGCGTCGTGGCGTTGAACATCTCTCGCCGCCACGAGAACGAATTGAAGCTCGCGCTCACAAATGGCCGGGGGTCAAGCACGACTTCTTTTGCAAACTGCGGCTCCCCTGCTGCGTTGAACCACCGAAGCGCCTGCTTTGTCTTGGGCTTGATGACGATGGGACCGGTGTTATGGTAGATGTTGGCAAGCGGGCTGTATGGCTTGATTTCCACCATGTTCTTCCGCCGGACCTTCCGCACACGCACGCTCTTGTATAGCGCCCCCGTGCGCCGTCCAAGCATCTGGCCCCGAAGATAGTTCTTCCGCATGTGGCTTCGATACCGCGCGCCAGTGCGGCGAAGGACCTTGCGCAGCAGTTTGTCCGCGTCAGCGCCAAACGCCTTTAGCCGTGGCGAGACATTATCCTCGACGCCAACCGAGAGGCGCATCATACCGCGTCCCTCCTGCGATAGCCCTCGAACACCCGCTGCGCATTGGTGGGGATGGTAAGCTCGAACTCCGTTGTCACGCCCTCACCTGACATGCTCCGCGTACCGATAGACCGTGAGGCGAGCCGCCGCCAGTTGTAGTCAACCACCTCCAGTACTGCGATTTGCAGCTCAGACGGCACCGTGGAGTAGCCGGCGTTGTAGACCACCCTCACCGACTGTCGAGCGGATGGCCACGTACCAGCGTCTGTGCGCACGAGAATGCCCTCATCTGAGTAGGTAAGGTAGTCGGTCACCTCGGTGTCAGAGCCGAATTCCCGATCTACATCCACATGCACGCTCGTTATGCTGTTCACCGGATACTGTGGCAGCCGCAGCTCCTCACGCCCCGAGCCGTCGAGTGTGTGAGTATAGTCGGTTGCGGCGAGCTTACGCTCCGCGTAGCGGTTGGCAGTCTCGCTCGCCGCGTTGATGACAAGCTCCGCCTTGGCCTGCTCTGAGTCATCAAGTCCGAGATGATCTCGTACCGTTTGCCAGTCAACCAGTGCGTAGCTCGCAAGCGCCATCAGTGCCTCCTATCTGATATACACGTGGAGCACGCCTGCGCCGCCGTCTCCGGCGTTCGCCACCGTCAACGTCAGCGCGCTGTGCGCCACCGCACCAAGGCTCGCGCTTGCAATATGCTCAGTCGACGCGGCAGCCCTGTTGGCCCCGTTTCCTTCGAGCAGATCCACGCCATCAGAGTCGGTGAGCGTCACGTCATAGTCGGCGGTAGGCGCGCTGTCCCCGTCTGGCACGGTCACAACATGCAAGAGCTTCCCGTCAAACGTAGCCGACGTGGTCTCGCTCGCATCCCCCGAGGAGTCAGCTGTCCACGAGAACGTGATTTTTTTCACCGACCCATGCGTTATTTCAGTCGCCATATGCTAGCTCCTGTCCTGCCACACCTTCACGTAGTCGATGTACATAGTGCCGGTTCCGGTGTTTGCAGAGCTCACTGCTTTTTGCACCGAAAAATACGGCTGCACCTTTGCCTCGGCCGCCGTAAGGTCTGCGAGCGCGATAGAGCCAACGTAGGTACCGTCGACGTAAAACCGCACGTCAGTTGTATCGCTACAGTCGATCCGGAATATGTTGTAGGTGCCCGCAGCAAGCGTCGTACTCGCGTCTTGATCATCTGTATCGGTGTTTCCGTCATCCCCTTCGATGAGGAGCGCGGTCTGCGCGGAGCTTTCCACGCGGAACCAGAGGTTCGTTGCAATGTCATCGAGCGTTGCGCCGGTGTCATCCGCGAGGCCGAACACCGCAGCCACGGTCTCCGTTCCCGTAGTAGGCAGTGTCTCAAACGTGAGCCGGGTCTCAAAAATGAGCCCCTTGCTCAGATCGAGCGAGGTGTTGTCTCCCCAATAAAGGACGCCCTGCTCCGCGTTGTCATCGGAGTCAACGGTAATCTGGACCACACCATTCGGCTCATCGGCCACGAGCCCCGGAGACGTGTTGAGGTTGGTGGCCACGGTAGCCCACCGGGCCTGGTTGCCGCTTTCAGCAAGCGCGAGCTGGTATCCGAGGAAATCATCGACAAACTTTATCGGCTTCAGGATATCCAGCGTCTCAAACGTCTGTGCGTCATAGTAACCGAGGCTGCCGCCAAACCGGTTACGATAGTCTGCTTTTACTCCCATTTCTAGACTCCCTCCAAGGAGTGGCCGGGGGCACGAGGCCCCCGGCGTAGTCAGGGTTTAGGTGATCGCCGTCGGGGTGTTCTCCTGCGCATAGCGGGAGCCCGAAAGCACTGCCACAGCCGAGGTGAGCGTGCTCGCGCTCGGGTCGGTGCCCTTGAGCACGAGGTACGGATACCCATCTGAAAGTTCCGCAGCATCGACCGAGATAACGTAGGTCACGTTGTCATCGGTCGATGTAGCAAACCCCGAGCTCGTTGCACTCTGCCGGTCGGAGAGCGTGTCACCCGCAGCCGTCTCCTCCTTGTAGTAGGAGAAGGCGATAGCCGATGTGTCACTTCCTGAGTTGTCGTCGGACTCCTCGAGGGTGATCGTGCTTGCCGCTCCGGTTACACCGAGGGTCAGGATGATATCGACGTGGGAGTAAAGCCCCATATCGAAATAGTCAGAGGTGAACCCCGCACCGTTGATGTCAAGGGGCGGGAGGATGTTCACAACGTGGCCCTGTTCAGGCACATTGAATCCTTTCATCAGGTGCCTCCTTAGCTGCGAGTCGCAAGAGCGACAAAGGGCGAGCGGGTGTTGCTACCCTTGTACGGGGTGAGAGCCGAGTTCCACAGAGGCTGCCCATCAACGCGGGTCAGCCACCTGAACACGATCTCGTCTGCAACAAACTCCACGTGGATGCTCATCGCGCTCTGCACGCCGCCCTTGTCCACAAGCCGATACTGGCTCATGTCGGCAAGGATGAGGTCTCCAACGGTGCCGAGCGCTGCCGCCTGTTCCACGAAAATGAGTGGATAACCCATGAGCGTCTGATACGGCATGCCGGCTGCCCGGTTTGCGGGCATCCACACCGGAGCGCCACCGGTACCGACGGCAAGACTCATCGTTGCGAGCTGAGGAAAAATCTCCTGGTTGCCGATCCAAATGAAATCCGAACCCCAGGCGCGAGCGTACATTTTGACGATGTTCTCGTACTGGATCGTGTTGGCCGCCTGGCCGGACTCTTTCGCCTGCGAAACAAGCGCCGGAGCCTGCAAGATGCCGAGCGGCTTTCCAGATCCGTCGCCGTTTACGATCGCGTCCTGAAGCTTGAAGTTGAGCTCATCGGTGACCGCCTCTTCGACTTCCTGTTGGAGAACGGTTGCATCCTGAAGCACCTCATCGGTGGCGTAGTAGAGCACTGCAAGTTTCTTGAGATCAAACTCCATCTGCCGGAACTTCGGCTTGCTGGAAGTGCTGTCGTCGCCTTCCGCTACCCAGTAGGCGCGCACGCCGCCGTGGCGAGAGCCGTCGGCACGCGATGTCTCGTCGACCGCGTTGATCTTGATACCGTTGTTTCCGGTAGAGATGGTGCGCCGGCTCGCGCGAGAAACAAGCTCGTTGTTGTTGTAGACGCGCTTTACGATCTCATCCGACATTTCCTTCCCAACGAGAAAACCACCATCAGATGGCACGCTCTCAGAGCTTCCGGTCGCTGCCTTCACCTCTTCGATCACGCGCTTCTGGTAGTTGGCCACCCTCGGGAGCTGCCGGCCGCCGCGCACCTGCGTAACGATGTCCTGCATGTAGGTGCCAAGCCGATATGGCTCCGCCTCTGCTGCCGGACCCTCCACATTAATCTCATGGCCGAAGGCAAACGAGCCACGGTTTTCCACGTAGTCATTCACCTCGTCCTGGCCTTCGAGTTGCTTCAGCTTGGCTACGATACCCTTGGCCTCGTCTACCGAACTGGCATACTCGTTGACCTCCTCCTCGGTGAGCTCGTCATCGCCCTTGGCGTCAAGCTCCTCGAGACGGGTCTTGAGCTCGGCAAGCCGAGCCTGCAATTTCTTCTTCATACTTCAACCCCTTCAAGAGTTAGCGCTGCAAATCGAGCCCTGAGTTTCTTTACACGAGTGCGGACTATCGGCTCATCCGGGTCGAGTCCAGGCTCCCCCTGGTCGGTAGGCAACTCAGGCTCCCCCTGAGCGCCGAACCCACGCATGGCGATGCGTTCCGCCTCGCTGCGGGTGAATCCTGCATCCCGCAGGAACCGCTCAAACTCCCGCACGGTCTCAATGCCGTGGCGAGGCTCTTGGTCCGAAGCCAACGGCTCCGGGATGTTGGAAAAGCCCAACCGGCTCACGTCAGGATAGCTTGCGGCAACCTCGCCATAGTCGACAAGCTCATCCACAAAGCCGGCCTCAGCCGCTTCGGCTGCCGTGTACCATGTCTCCGCTTTCAAAAGCTCCTGCATCTCTTCGGCGTCAATGCCGGTCTTCTCCGAGTAGATAAGCGCGATGTCATCTCGAAACTTCTCCAGCGCGTCCGCCGTAGAGCGCAATTCATCAGCATCCCCGATAGCAATGGTATAGGGGTTGTGAATCATGTAGTACGAGCCCTGCGCCATCTTGAGGCTCCGCCCGGCGAGCGCAATCACCGACGCTGCCGATGCCGCGAGTCCAAAGACCTCCACGGTCACTTTTGAGCGCACGGAGGACAATAGTTGATAGATAGCCATCCCGTCGAAAAAGTTGCCGCCAGGAGAGTTGAGGCTGACGTATATTTCGTCTGAGTCTTTCACGCTATCAAGCTCGTTCTTGAAATCCCTCGCCGAGACGCCGAACAGCCCTATCTCATCGAAGATGGATATCTCAGCAAGGCCGCCCTCTTCGGCCTGTGCTACCGTAAACCATGTCTTTGCCGCTGTACGTTTCATCGCCTCCTCCTCTGCCGCAGGCTCGAACGTGCCGCCCTCCGCTTCACACACAGCCCGGGCATCATTCTCTCCCCATGTCTGTGTCTTGAACCGAAGCGACTGCCGCTCGGTTGACTCTCCGTCAATGCCGTAGATGACATCTACACATTTCCCGCTATGCTTTTCGCCACACCCGGCACGGCGAAACTGTTCGTACTTCTCCGGGCTCTCAAGACGACACGCGTGTTCATTGGGATACGGCATCAGCCTGCTCCTCGCGCGTCATCTGCGCCGCATCGCCCATGTTGGTTGGCATCCAGAACGACTCGCCAACCCGGCCGCCTATTGGATTCATGCCAAGCTTCGCGCGGATCTCGTCTCCGTTCATCCAGCCGCCATAGCGTGCGATCTGTAACGCCTCGTTCATCGTCTTCGAGTCGCCGCGCTGAATGCTCGAAAGATCAAACTCAACATGCGCATATTCCTGCTCGCGCTCTGAGAAAAGCTGCGCCTTGATGGCCGCCTCCCATCGCTCAGCCCAAGGACGGATGGTGTCAGTGGCATACTCAATCCCTAAGTGCTCAACATTTGAGAACGTCGCGTGGCTGTAGTCCTTGAGCTTGTACGGTGAGATGTTGAGAATCCGCGCGATCTCCTGAATCTGAAACATCTTCGACTCGAGGAATTGCGCGTCCTTCATGGGCATGGTGAGCGGCTTATAGTCCATCCCTTCTTCGAGCACGGCGAATTTGCCTGCGTTAGCAGCCCCCGAATGGTATTCATTGAAGCTGCTTTTGAGCCGCTTGCGCGCATCCTCTGAGAGCGCCTTCTCAGTAGTAAGAAGCCCCCCGACGTGCGCGCCGTTGTCGATGAAGCGCCCCGTAAACTCCTGCTGCGAAAGCCCGAGCCCAATAACATCCCGGTGAATGCGGAGCAGACTGTAGCCCTCGATACCGTTGAATCCGAATCCGGCCAAGTGGAATATCTCGTCTGGTCGATAGATATGCTCACCGTTTGCGCGATCACGATAGCGGTAGCGAAGCGCCTTTTCGTCGGTCAGAAACGGCTTCATGCGCTCGGTGTTGATGAGATATAGTGCCCGGGGCCGTCCCGCGCCATCACGCTCTATGTAGGCATATCCGTTCCCCCACACCATCGCGTGATATTGGAGCGTTTGCTTCATCGTAAATGCATCGGTCCTCGGGTTCGCCTGTATGGTCAACACGCGATATAGTGGGTGCTGCTTCCACTTGCGCCGCCTATCCTCCGAGACCTCTTGATACAAGTGCGTGGTGCAGCTTGCGATAGTCTGGCAAATCTGAAACACTCCCGAGAAAAACGCCGCAAAGTTGTTTGCGGTCTCCCCGTTGACATTTGCCCCAGAAGCGCTTGCCCCACCCCACGCCATCGCCTCCATCCACTGGTCGAGCTCGTTGATGGTCTGTGGTCGCCACGTGCCGGCCGCTGCGAGGAATTGCACTGCATCTCGCACTCGGTGAAAGATGTCCTTCTTTCCGCTCATAGAATTAGCACTCCACGTTCCTCGTACACCGACGTGGTGTCAGCACCGTTGCGTATAGCCCGATCCAGTGCCATGACGAGAGCCACAATGCCGTCGATTTTCTCTGACGACCGCTCTTTGTCGGGCTTGATGTTCCCAGCGGGGTCTGAGCGCACGACCATGTTGTCGGCCATCCACCGGAGCACCGGATTCCCGCCATGGCGAAGCGACCCGTCGAGAATGAGTCGCAGAAGCTCTTTCGTCGGTCCGGACATAGAAGAATACCCCTGCCCAAACGGAACGACGGTAAGCCCTTCTTCGTCGAGGTCCTGCGATAGCTGGGTCGCACCCCACCGGTCGTAAGCGAGTTCCCGCAGCTCGTGCTCAGTGCCGAACTCGATGATACGCTCTCTGATTGTCCGATAGTCGACGACGTTTCCAGGCGTCGCCTCTATCCACCCTTCCCGAACCCATTGGTCGTAGGGCACTTTGTCACGGCGCACTCGCTCATCGATGTTGTCCTCGGGAATCCAAAACCGCGCGAGCGCGTTAAACCGGCCGCCATCATCCGCATGCACCGCCACAAACGCGGCGACATCGGTAGTGGTGGCGAGGTCAAGCCCGCCGTAGAACACAGCCCCGCGAAAGCTCTCTTCTGCCGGCCGCTCATCACACGCATCCCATGCAACCATTGGAATAAACCGCGATTCCTGTTTGACCCACTGATTGAGCCTTAGTTGCCGAAACTTGTTTTCAAGCGCTGGCACCTGCTCGGCTCGGCGACACTCGGCGGCCATGTCCTCCTCGGTGATAGTCTGCCCCATCGAGGGGTTGGCCTCGCGCCACACCGCCGGATCTGTCCAGTCCGCCTCCTCGTCTATGCCATAGAGCACCGGCAGAAATGTCTGGTCATCGATAATGCCGTCACGCACCTGACGAGCGTATTCGTGGTACTCGTAGCAAATGGAATGCCGGTCGTTACCAGCGGTGGTAATGAGAAAAAACAATGGCTGCGCTCGCGCGGCCCCAGACCCAAGCGTCAGCGTATCCACAAGCTCTCGGTTCGGCTGTGCGTGAAGCTCATCAAAAATGACGCCATGTGGCGAGTAGCCGTGCTTTGTGTAGGCCTCGGCGCTCAGCACCCGATAATGCGAGCCGTTGTTGTGCACAATCCGCTTCGTCGAATCGATCACCTTGCACCGCTTGGCCAGTGCAGGCGACAGCTCTATCATCCGACGCGCGGCATGATAGACGATACTCGCCTGCTCCCGATCGGCAGCGGCCGAGTACACCTCTGCTTGCGGCTCCCCGTCTGCGAATAGCAGGTAGAGCGCAACAGCAGCGCCGAGTTCTGTCTTGCCGTTTTTCTTCGGAATCTCCACGTACGCGGTGCGATACTGTCTGCGCCCATCGTTGTCTACGGTGCCAAACAGTGTAGTTATGAGCTCGCGCTGCCACGGCAGTAGCTCAAACGGCACGCCATCCCAGCGGCCTTTGGTGTGGCGAAGGTATGTTGCGATGAATGTCAGCGCCTTGTGCGCCTTCGCCTCGTCAAACATCAGTCAAGCACTCCCGTGTCCTCATCCTCCGCCCCAGGCATTTGGATGCGCCCGCGCGAACTTGGAGTGAGTCCAAACTCCGCACAGAATGCTCGTACCTGCTGTAGCGCGTTTCTGGAAATCGATACGGCCGGGTGAGGCATCGAGTAGCCGCTCTCGGTGGTTCTAATAAGCCCGTCCTGAGATATAGCCTCCTCTGCCTCACGATAGCGCGCCCACGACTGGCAGTATCCAGCGAGCGCGGCACGGTCGACGACAGTCAGCAGCCCCAAACGCTCGAGCTGAGGAACAACTCGGTTCCACTCGCGCTTGGCCTCGGGCAACAGCCATGATGGACGGGTCGGTCGTTTCGGTGACGGCTTCGGCGGATTGAGGTTGTGCCGATCTGGACGCCCGGTTCCCTCTATGATGTGAAGTGCTGTCGGCTTTGGTTTCCGCCCTGCTAACGCCATGAGCTAAAAACCCCTATGGTCAATTGCG